CTGACCTTTGGAACGGTGGTTTTATTACACCTCAAGATATAACGCAAAAATGGGTAAATAGTTCAAGCGTTCAACAAATATTTGGCGAAATTTTAGGCGAATACATCGCTTGGCAGTTCGAGAATTACCCACTTCTACAAATGGCTACAATCTTAAACAATCCACAAATAAAAATAGGATTTAATTTGTACGGTGACCCAAGCGGAAAATGGAATTTACAAATACCTCCGGGTTCTTACTAACTCAAAACGTGTTTCATTGATAACATATTGAACACGAAAGTTAAAGGTAAATCGGTTATTTCGTTAATCTTGGTTATGTCCTCACCAGCTAAACTATAAAGTAAACTTTCCCAAGCGTACTTTGATTTTTTCTTTTCGGCTTCAACTTCTTTTTTTTCTTCGGGGGTTAACTCGGTTGTGTCCTCTTCGTCTTCGAATTGAGGTGCAAATAAGTTTTCGTATTGCTTAGTAAAGTTATCACGAAATTTAAGATACTCGGAAACTAAACCAAACACCGCAGTAACTGGTATTTCTTTAAACACATCTGAACGTTCGAATAAATTATAATTGTAAGGTTCAAAAACACGGTTACCCCACTCGTCTAATTTAGTTTGTCTGTAAAATATTGCTGTAATAATCGGAATATTACCGATTTTGTCTTTAACCGTAAAATAGTCAGCATCTATAAACTCACCAAGCGTAATTTTGTCGAATGGCTTAAAACTATATTTATCTATTTGTTCGTTGATTTTAACACGGGGTTCAGACCGTAACCAATTCAAATCTTTTAAAACGTTGTTTAGTTCGTCTACTTCAAGGTCGTAAAGGTCCTCGGGGTCTTCGTCTAGTAAAATAGAAAGCGTCTCGACTTGCATTTCAAAGACGCTATCAAAATCCTTTTCCTCTAAACTTGCTAACTCGGTAAACTGGTTAACCGTTATTTGATTCCAACCCTTTGGCAACTTCATCATTGATTTGTTTAGCGGTGTCTTTCATTTTCTCACCTATAAAAGCAATATAAGGAAGTGTAAATTCAGCGTTTAGTTTCTTGAATAGATTTGCTTTGTGTTTAATGTGCGCGTCCGTGTAGTGTTCTTGGTCTTTTAAATCCGTTCGTTTAAACAGCACCGCAATAACTTTAGAAATATAGTTGTTAGGATTATTCTTAATAATCTTTTCAATATGTTTCATATCGCGAACCGAAATTGTTAATTTCTTGTCGTGACTTTTGTAAGTATACCCGTCAAGTTCAAACGACTTCAAAAACTTTTTTGACGCTTTGTAAGTAATCGAGTTAAATTCTTTGACCTTGTCTTTGAATTCAGTAAACTCAAGTTCGTTGACCTCTGTTTCGTCAGCACCTAAAAACACGAATATAGTTACCCACTTTTCAAAGGCATCTAATTCTTGGCTGGTTATTTCTGAAACCTTTTCAAACTGTTCAATTGATAGTTCATTGATAACGTTTGGTACTTCTTTACTTCCAATTTTTAACATAACTTTTTTTAACAAATATAAAAAAAAATAACACTTATAAAATAACACCTATTATTTAGTAATGAAAGAGGATTTACCACTTTACAAAATAACTATCGACGAAGAGTACAGCGAAGGCGAAGAACTCGGTATTGATATGATTGCGTTCACGTCAAAGCCTGCCGTTATGGTAAAAGGTATGGCGTTTAAGGCTGTTGAAAATTTCTTTTTTAAAGACGAACCAAAAATGCGAATCGTAGCACCAGCAATGATTCCAATGAATATATATAGGAACGACGAAGGCGAAGAATATTACGTGCAATTTACGGAACAAGAAATAGAAAACATTTACTCGAAGTTTATGCAAGACCTAAACAATCAAAACTTGTTTAATCTTGAACATACAGAAAAGAAAGTTCCAGCGTACATTTTAGAAGCTTGGATTGTTGACAACCCGAAAGAAGACAAGTCGTTTTCAACATACGGTATCGAAGTTCCAAAAGGGACTTTAATGTTAACCGCACAAATTACAGACAAAGAATATTACCAAGAGTTGGTAAATAAAGACCAAGTTGGATTCTCAATTGAGGGTTTTTTGGGTCTTAAATTAAGTAATAATATAAATAAATTTTCTATGAAATTACCTGACGGTGAACACTTGATTGAGGGTAAAATCTACGTTGTAAAAGACGGAGAAGTTATCGAGATTAAAGAAGAAGTTCCAGCGGAAATGGAAGCGGAAATGGCTGAAGAAGTTGTTGAAGCTGAAGTTGAAGCCGAAGAGGTTGTGGCAGCGGAAGTTGAAGAAAAAGTTGAAGAAGAAATCGCAATGGCGGTTGACCCTCAAACGGATTCTGAAGCGGTTCTTGCTATCGTTCAACCTGTTTTAGACGCTTTAGCAACCGAGTTAATGAAAGCTATCGCTGAAGTAAAAGCATTAATACCCGTTGTAGAAGAAGACGAGGTTGAAGAAGTTGAATTGTCCGAGCAAAAATTCACGGCAATTGACAAACTAAAAAAATACAGACAATTATTTAAAGAAAACTAAAATGAACAGAAAATTAAAATTCGATTTGGATATCGAAACAAATGCGCTTTTATGTGCTAACCCTGACGAGTTTTACTCTCGTGCTTATTTAACAGAAGACCTAGTAGATAACTACCGTACTTTGCCTGGAATTAAGTCAGCTACTAAATTGGCTAACGTTGCTTTCGGTAACATCCTTGCAGCTTCAAACTGTAACTTTACAGCGCCTAACGATTCACTTGATGCAATCGACATCGACGTTTGTCCTTTGTCTGCAATGGCTCAAATTTGTCAATTTGATTTAGAGCAGTCTTTTGTTTCTTTACAAATGGCTCAAGGTTCTAACGGTGATTTCACAGTAGCTTCTTTTATGAACTACTATTGGAATGAAATGTCTTTGAAAATCCAAGAAGACTTAGAAATAATCAGATGGCAAGGTGACACAAGTTTAAACCCTGTAACTTATCCAATTCAATCTTTGTGTGATGGTTACTTGAAAAAACTTTGTGGTGATGGTGATATTGCTGCGGGTCTTTACGCTGGTGTAATTGATTCAACTAACGTAATAGCTGAAATGACTGCGGTTTATACGGCTTTACCTCCAGCTGTTATCCGTAGAAAATCAGAGTTAAGATTTTATGTTTCTTCAAACGTTGCCGCTGCATACGAATTGGCTGCTGCTAGTGGAAACACTCAAACTTACGTTACTTTGCCTTTAGGATTAACTTTCTTGGGTGTTAAAGTTGTTGTTGCTGACGGAATGCCTAACGACACAATGGTGTTGACTTTGAAATCAAACCTTATCTACGCATTCGACGGAGAAGGAGATAGCAAAGCGTTGAAAGCGGTTAACCTTACTGACACAGTTGCAGAGCCTTATTTGAGAACGAGGGCTAATATGAAGGTTGGTTTCTACTATACTAATCCATCAGAAATCGTGGTGTATTCACTTTGTTTTGATTAATTAATTTAATTACTAATTTGAAGGGGGTGGGGTTATCCCTTACCCCTTTTTTAATACTTTAAAATATGGCTTGTACAGCATTAGAAGCAATCGTAAAAGGATGCGATAATAACATCGGTTCGATTACCAAAATTTATATTAACGACCTTGAGAACGTTACGGCGGTTACAGAGGACGTTCCAAACTGGATTATAACAGCGATAACGGTAACTGCTGACTTCGAAGAATTTGAGTTCAGACGTAACACTTCAAACTACACAGAAGAAGCTGCAATCGACTTGATAAACGGTTCGTCTTTCGTTACTCAAACGATAAACTTAATGTTCCACAGACGTGAAGGAGCGAAGTCAAGAGCAATCAAAATTCTTGGCGAAGGTCAAAGAGACCTTGCTGTTATCGTTCTTGACGGTAACGGAAAGTATTGGTACTTTGAAAAAGTTCAAGTAACGGCTTACGGTGAGGGTTCAGGAACAGCGAAAGCTGACGGTTCTAAATACTCACTTGTATTGACTGCGGAAGCTGAAAACTTGGCTTACGAGGTTGACCCTGACGTTATTCCAACGGTAATATAAACCACGCAAACAACTTAAGACCCTCGATTTCTGTCGGGGGTTTTTTGTTTTATAACAAACACACTATTAACCCCATTATCTATTAAGATGATTTATTTAGACAAAGGCGAAATAAACACGTTTGTGTTAACATTAACAGAAAGCGCAACGCTAACCGCACCCGTTTGGTTGTTCGTCTTTGAGAACGAATTTAATACGGCGTCACAACCTATTTACTGGGTAGGTGTTGACACGTCACCATATACTTATCGATACAATTTATTCACTTTAGAGGAAGGCGTCGACTTGACTTTAATTATAGGTCAATACACTTACAAAGTTTACGAAAGTCCCGTGCCTATTATAGTTGATCCAAACACGAATGCAAACGGTTTGAATTTAGTTGAGGAAGGTAGAATGGTGGTTAATGGTGACGCACCAAGTTCAATTTATGATTAATTTATGAAAATATTCGGAATAGAAATCGGAGGTAAAAAAGACAGCGTTGAAGTTGTTCAAGGTAATAACTACCAAGCATTCAGCACGCCGTTTTTAAGAGTTGGCGAAGGTAACCTTTCACTACCTTACGTTAATTCAAGACAAGTTGTAAACGGTCGAATTAGATTTGGAAGCGACGACCTTTACCCACAGCTACTTAATCAGATGTATTACACGTCACCATTACACGGGGCAATAGTGGATTATAAAACAAACGCTGCGGTAGGTGGTGGGTTTGAATTAACCGTCGATGCTCAAGCAACCGCAACGGAAAAAGTGGACGTTTACACCTTCGATAAGCGCACTAACTTAAAACAGCTTGTTCCTGTACTAACGAAAGACGTTATTATCCACAATAGAGCTTACTTTTACCTTTGTTTCAACCAGTCAGGCGACCTAATTAAAATCAAACATATAGGTGCTGAAAAAATTAGAAAGGATAAATACGGAGAAACTTACTTTATTTGCGAAGACTGGAGTTCACAAATCGATATTAAAGAGATAAAGCCTTATCGATGGAACTTAAGACAACGTGAATGCTTGTATGTTTACGAAAACAAGTCCGTAGGTCAAGACGTTTACCCGTTACCACAGTATTCGAGTGCAATGAATTGGGCGTTTTTGGACGGTGAAATGAGTTACTTACAAAAGAGTAATATTATAAACTCTATTTTCCCATCGTTTGCAATGATGTTTCCTAAAAAGCCACAGAGCGAAGAGGAGAAAATCGCAATTAAAAACACTATTGACAAGGCTAAAGGAGCACAAAACGGAGGTAAAGCAATAGCATTCTTTGCAAACAACGCTGAAAGCCTACCTAAAATCGAAAGCATACCGACAAATTCAAACGATAACTTATTTCAAAACACTACCGAGTCAATAGATTCAAAGATTTGTCAAGCTCATATTATAGACCCCATACTAATGGGTATTCGTGTGAGCGGAAAACTTGGTTCAGGAAGTGACATTAAACAGGCTTACATTATATTCGAAAAAAACACGATTATTCCTTTACGAAATATTATCGAGGACATTGTAAACGACTTATTAAAAATCGCAGATGTTAAAGCGGACTTTACTATAAACAATTTCCAAATCGTAAACGAAACAATCGTTGAACTTGACGAAAATACGAGCGCAGTTAACGACGCTTTAAACACTATGAACCCCGAGTTAGCAAAAAAGGTAATTGAAACAATGACCGTTAACGAAATTCGTGCTATGGTTGGACTTCCAGCAATTCAAGAACCGCAAACACCGACATTATGATTTACTTTATAACTGAAAACTACTTAAAGACGCAAACACCGATAACGGCAAACGTAGATGTTAACGACGTTACACCGTATATTCGAACGCAAAGCGATATGCGAGTACAACCAATTCTTGGAACGTACTTCTATAACTATATGTTGACGGGTTATAATGCTCAAACTTTGAATAACGACGAAGAAACGCTTGTAACTTATATTCAACCCGTTGTTGCGTGGCGTTCTGCTGAAGATGCTGTTTTCGGCTTATCTTACCAATTAAAGAACAAAGGAATCCAACAACAATTCGGAGACTATTCAAACGCGGTTACACAAAACGAAGTGGCTTTTTCAATGGAGCATTACGGACAAAAGGCGAGTTTCTACGAAGCTAGATTATTTAGATTCTTAAAGGAAAATAAAGACTTATTTCCTGAATTTATTTCAGAGCTTAACAAGGATTCTGACATTAAGCCAAGCAAGAAAGAGGACACAGGATATACAACTCAAATTTTAGTTTTATAATGGATTTATTACAACAATGGTGCGCAAAAGTAGGCGTAACCGAACCCGTAAACGGTAGTTGGTTGTTTGCTTTGTGTGATAACTTCGGAGTTTCAACTCAAAACAACGCTCTTTACAACCTTGCTATATATTACAAAGTTAACAAAAAAGATATTCTTAAGGGTAAACCAATACTTCAGGCAATTGCCGAAAAACTCGGAGCGATGCAACCCTCAAACGGTAGTTGGTTACAAGCAATTATTGACCTATGAAAACATATTTAATTACTTTGTTCAATTCTCTTTTAGTCTTTTTAAGTCCGATTAAATTTATTATTTTACTTGTCGCATTATCTACGGTTATAGATACCTTTTTCGGTGTGTGGAAAGCGCACAAAGTAGGTGAAGGCATTCAGTCTAAAAAACTACGTCACGGATTCGTACCGAAATTAATTACTTATTGTGCTGCGGTTATTATTACTTACGCCACGGATTACTATATTCTTAACGACTTAACACAAACGGTTGTCGCCGTTGACCATTTAAGCACTAAACTACTAGCGTTGGTTCTTATAAGCATTGAGGTTAAATCAATGGACGAAAGTTTCACGAAGGTTAAAGGTTATTCCTTTATAACCAAAATTACCAATCTAGTTAGAAAAGTTAAAGACGTTAAAAAAGAACTCCAAGAATGATAAACACAAATAAATTCACGTTTATTTTAATGCTTGTTTTAGCGTACATTTTATTATTTAGGTGTTCTGCTACCTATCACCTAGAGAAAGCGGTTAAAAAGGGCGTTAAAATCGATTCTCGTATAGACACGGTTCGCGTTTACTTCAGGGACTCAGTAATAAAAGACGGATTCAAAGAATACTTTTACAACTATCGAGATACAATAATTCAAAATAACACAGTTTACGTACCAAAAACACGATACCAAACTAAAACCGAGTACAAAATAATCAAAGAACAAATTCAACAAGACGCCAAAACGGACAGACTGCAATTAAAGCAAGACGCAAAGACCGACCGTAAAGAAATACAAGCGGAAAAAAAGACTTCATTAAGTTCAACACTCAAAGTTATTGCCGTTATTCTTGGACTTGTATTGTTAATTGTTTTACTTTTAAGAGCAAATAAAAAAATAGGCTTATGAACAATGTAAGAAAATACACCGACAAACAACTACTTGACAAGGTTAAATCCTTAGACACCTTCGAAAGTATTCCTTCTAACTATTGGGCTTTATTTGTACGCTCAAACGAAGACGCTGCAAATCTATTCGACGACAAATGTTATATTTTTAACGGGTCAAAATTCGTAACGGTTACAACTTGCACTACAAACAAAGGGCACAAAGGTTCGGGTGTGGTTGAGGCTAACGTTTGGAATTACGACGGTTACAAACTAGGACTTCACAGAGGTAAAACTCCAGCGGGATTACAAGTAAAAGGTTTTCCTTATCGTAGAGACTTCACCGCAGACGGAAAGACGAACCCAACTACCGAAATAAAAAACGACATTCGAGGTTTTAATTTTCACGCTGCAACTCACAACTTGAAATCGACAATAGTAGTTAGTCAGATAGGCGGTTGGTCGGAAGGTTGCCTTGTATTCAACAACACACCTGACTACGTCAAGATTTTAAATCTATTTAAACCACAGCGAACGTGGTCTTTCGTAATAATAGACGAGTTTGAAGCGGAATAAACACCGCTTTTTTTATTTACCTAAACCTTTTATATGAGAAAAAGATTGTTCTTCGACATCGAAGTAAGTCCAAATATTGTTTTTTCGTGGCGTGCTGGTTATAAACTAAACATCGACACCGACAACATTATCGAAGAGCGTAAAATAATATGCGTATGTTGGAAGTGGGAAGGCAAAGACGAAGTACACTCTTTAACGTGGGACAAAAAGCAAAATGACAAGAAGCTTTTAAAAGACTTTATTAAAGTACTCAATTCAGCGCACGAAATTGTCGGACATAACTCAGACCGTTTCGATACTAAATGGCTACGCACACGGGCAATTATGCAAGGCGTTGATATGTTGGCTCACTACGTATCAATAGACACGCTTAAAAAGGCTAAAAACGGCTTTTATTTTAATTCTAATAAGTTGGATTACTTGGGTAAAGTTTTACTCGGTCAAGGTAAGCTTGAAAACGGGGGCTTTGACACTTGGCGAAAAATAGTTTTAGACAAAGACGAAGACGCTTTAGAACGAATGGTTAACTATTGTAAAAAAGACGTACAAATTTTAGAACAAGTTTATCATAAGTTAGAGCCTTATATAAAACCTACCCAACACTACGGTGTTATGTTTGGAGAAGAAAAGTTTTCGTGTCCGCATTGCTCAAGTTATAACATAAGAACACACGCTCGTTACACAACCGCAGCCGGGACAGTTAAATATCAAATGAGGTGTCGAAGTTGTCAAGGTGGAACGTTTATTTTTAATCAAAAGAACTTAACCGACTTATTAACACACCAATTAAAACAGAAAAATATTCATTAATTTAGCCCTATCTTGTTTTTTCGGTTAGGTTTGATGTAAGAAGGCGGTAGAAATACCGCTTTTTTTATGCTTATAACCTTAAATATTTATTTTTTTTCAGTCTATAACCTTAATAAACATTGGAAAACTAAAAATAATTGAAAAAAATATTAAAATAATTATCCACAATTAAAAAAGTTGTGTACATTTGCATATATCAACAACGAAAAAACAGAAATTATGAAAAAGCAAAATTATTTTATTACTTTCTTAAATAAAGAAAAAGGATTCCAAAAAGACACAGTTTATTTTAATAGTTATAACGAGGCTATTCAATGGGGTTTATTGAACTTGGAAAAGTTTAATTCAGATATGATAATGATTAACCTTTAAAAACAAGATTATGAAAGACTTTTTAAAATTTGCACTCGCAGTTTATTTACTCGGTTTAATTATCGGAATTATTGAATCACTTTAAAAACAAGAAACCATGACAGAAAAACTAATCAATTATCAATTAAAAGCAAACCATTACGCTAGATTAATTGACCAAGCAAAAAAAGACAATAAAGAAATATTAGTAGACGTTTACACGGACTTACTCAACCAATATAACGTATTAATTAACCTTTGTATTAATAACCTTTAAAAACAAGAATTATGTATTATTTATTTAACAAAAAATTTGATTATTTTAAAACTTATTTAAACGACGAGTATGCCGAATTGGAAGTAAACGGTAAAATGTACCGAATTGACTTTGAGATTAAAAACTACACTTGCATTTATAGCAGTATGAAGTTCAACTTTATTAACGAGTTCTTTGATGATGTTATTCTTAAGAGCGAAGACTTAGAAAAACACGGTCTTGATTCAAAACTTATTGAATACATTCACGACGAAATCAACGACGAGATACGAATTTGGTTCGAACAAAACTACACCTACGACCCTGACGAAAACATTGAATTTTATTTAGAACAAAAACAACAATCATTTAATTATTAAGCTATGAAAATTACACTTGAATTCCAAGACTACCAAGAAGCTGAAGTTCACTTAAGAGGTGACGAATATTTCAGCGCATTGCACGACTTTAAAAACTGGCTTCGCAACGAATGGAAACACGGAGACTATGAACAATATCAATTTGAAATGCTTGATAAGATTTACGAGAAATTAAACGAAAAATTAAACGATTATAAAATAGACTTATGAAACAGACAGCAGTAGAATGGTTTTTAACTGAATTTCAAAAGCAAGTATGGTTTGAACATAATTCGGAGCTTGATATTTGGATAAAGGATTTAATACAACAAGCCAAAGAAATGGAGAAAGAACAAATAATTGAAGCATTTAAAGAAGGTTTTACTGAAGGCTGCAGATACACAACTGGATTTGAACAAACATTATGGGAATACGAAGAAGATTACTACAATGAAACTTATAAAAAATGAACTACATCGACTTAAACACAATAATTAATTACTGGCAAGGTCAGAAACACGAAGGAGACAAAGGTGGAAACTTTAATCTTGAACTTTACTTACAATATTTAAAAGCAAAAAGCAATGAAATACAACAGAGGTAAAATAGGAAAGCTAACTAAATGCACTAAATTCGAAATGATTGACTTTTACAACGCGTGCCCTTTCGTGTTTGAGGGTGAATTTATTGACACCCGTAAAAGAGAAGTTGTGCTTTGGCGCTCGGTTGGTATGTTATGGAAATGGTTAGGCGGTTCGTCTTTAGCTGAAGCTGGAAAAGAATTTCACCGCGACCACGCAAACGTTATTCACGCAATAAAAGCGGTTATAAATGCTTATGAGGGTTACGGACACCCCGAAATAATTGAAAACATCGAGAAAGTTAAATCGTGTTTTCCTTTAAATTACTACCCTGAAAACGATATTTGGGTTAATTACGCAAAAAATTTGGTTCGTTTAGACGGACTATTAGGAAAAATGTTATAATTTTAAACAATCAAATCTAAAAACAAGAATAATGAAAAAACAAGAAACAACCGTTGAAGCTGCGGCTTTAACATTCCTACAAAAGTTGCACAACGCAAAACAATCGATTAAAAAGATAGCGAAGAACGCTAAGAATCCACACTTTAAAAACAATTACGCAGACATTAACGCATTAATTGAAGAGGTAGAACCTATCTTATTAGAAAACAGACTTCTATTATTACAACCTATCGAAGACGGTTACGTGTACACTCGAATAGTTGACATTAACTCGGGAGATATTGCAGAAAGTTGTATGAAATTACCCGAAATACAAGACCCACAAAAGATAGGTAGCGCAGTCACTTATTACAGACGATACACTTTACAGTCACTTTTAAGCTTACAAGCTGTCGATGACGATGCAAACTTAAGCTCTGAAGCTGTTAAAAGTCAAAAACAAGGATTAACTCAAGAAAGATTTTTAAAAGCGTTAGAAGGCATTAAAAACGGTACTGTGTCAAAACAAGACTTGTCAAAGTTTGAACTAACTAAAGAACAACTAACTAAACTTAACGAGTTATGAAGTCGGGTTTGTATGTGTGTAAGTGTTACTGGCTTAATTCAAGGACTAAAGAATTATCTGTAATGTTAAAATACGGATACACAAATAATATTGATACAAGAATGTATTATTACAATAAAAAAGCTACTTATAAACTTTTATATTTTAGACCTTGTAAAGGATTTTTAAAAGAAAGAGAAGAATATATGCAAGAATACGGACATCCTGACATTCACGAAACTTGGCGTTTAAATCGTTCTGAACATATTGAATACAAAAGAGGTTTATTTAGAATTCTTTGTAATGCAGTTAATGAAGTTTGTGATTTTAAAATAATAAAAAGAAAAGACGGATTAGGTTATGATTGGAAATAAATTAAAAATTAAAAGAAATATGACACCAGAAAGAAAACAAGAAATTGAAACAGAGGTAAAAAGACGTTTAAATCTTTGGTTAGAAAATAGCACCTTTGAAGAAATGACAGTTAATGGTTCTAAAATGAGGTTTGAAACAGCTTTAGGTATGGTAGGTTATCCGTTTGTTCCTGAAAGTTGGATGAGTAAAAAAGAGTGTTCTCAATTTATAAAAGATTACGAATTTTACAGCCAAGAATACAATGACATTATAGACGAACTTTTTAAGGAAAATTTTTTAAAATATATAAAATGAAAATACGTTGCTCACAATTAGGAAAAATAATGACAGCACCTCGGAATAAATCGGAGGTGTTAAGTCAAACCGCAAAGACTTACGTCGAAGAACTTGCGAAAGAACACTTATTCGGTATTAAAAAGGTGTTCAAAAGCCGTTACACTGACAAAGGAAACGAAGTCGAAGAGAAAGCAATCGAACTAACCGAGGAGGTTCTTGGATTCGAATTTTTAACCAAGAACGAAGAGTATTTCGAGAACGAATGGATTAAAGGAACTCCCGACATTATTACTCACTCTTTAGTTATTGACGTAAAAAGTAGTTGGTCAGGAGATACATTTCCGTTTTTTGAAACCGAATTACCAAATAAAGACTATTATTACCAAGTAATGGGTTATATGTGGCTAACGGGAAAGAAAAATGCTTTAATAAGTTATTGTTTAATTAACACACCTGAAGAAATTGTTAACGATGAAATACGACGAACCGCGTGGGGTAAATACGAAATCGAACCCTCTGAAGAAACTATACGAGATGTTGTGGCTTTACATAGTTTCGACCATATACCGAAAGACAGAAGAGTAAAAGCCTTTCACGTTGAATATAACGAAGGAGTTGTTAACGAGATGAAAACACGAATTGAACATTGTCGAACCTATTTTAACGAATTGATAAAATGAACATAACAAACGAAAGCATTCAACACGAAGACACCGTTTTAATCGCGGTACTTGGAAAATATTGGGAACGGTCAAAACTCGGACAACAGAAATACGGAACTAATTTAGACCGAACCGACGTTGACTTGTTAGGATGGTTAAACCACTTACAAGAAGAGTTGATGGATGCAACCCTTTACATTGAAAAACTTAAACGAGAATTAAAATAATTTACTTAAATTTAAAACAAAAAAAGATGGAACAAAGAGAAAACACGGGAGCGATATTCAAGAACGACAAAAAGACGACTGACGCACACCCAGAGTACAAAGGAAAGATTAACTGGAAAGGTCAAGAAATTGAAATCGCTTTATGGGTAAAAGAAGGAAAAAATGGAAAATTCTTTAGCGCTAAACTTAGCGAACCTTTCAAGAAAGAGGAAAGCGTGTTCGACGTACCCTTTTGAGCGTCCATATAGGGTTTACACTTGGATTGAAAACAAAGTCGATTACTTTATAGTCCAAGCTTACTCGAAAGAAGACGCAGTCAAACGGTTAGACCTGCACCCTAAATTAGTCTTTGAAGTGTGGACGATGGACGAATGGCAAAAATATTGCGATAGAAAAAAAACACTTATATAAATTTTACTATTATTTAGTAGGTTCGACACCACAAAGAGCCAGTAACTAATTATTTAGACTTTATTAACGAGTAGCATAGTGGTGTCTGCGAAAGTTAATAAGGTCTTTTTTTTTATTTAAAGGTTACTCGTTTTCCTAAAACGTTTATTAAAATTATGGCAAATGTCAAATTATTATTTTGCGGAAGTGAAAAATCCGAAACAGATTCTATTTCAGTTGAATGCTTTTATAATGGACACAACGAAATAACTATTCGAATTGATGAAGGCGAAAATTCTAAAATTGCTTTAGTTTCATTAGACAAAGAAACCGCTATTAAATTTTGTAAAGAATTACGTAAGTCTATTGCTTTAATTGATTAGTTATGAGAAAGGCTTTTAAATTTTATCGTAGTTACTGGGAAGTTGCTCAAGAATTAAACGAAAAAGACCGTTTAAAGTTTTACGATGCTTTACTAAAAAAACAATTTTTAGGTCAAGAAACTGAATTGGAAGGTATGAGTAAATTTGCTATGCTTTCTCAACGTCATTCTATTGATTTACAAATAGATGGGTATCTTTCACAATGGTATAAAAACAACCCTATGCAAGACCCTTGGCAAGGGGCTACACAAGACCCTTCTATACAAGAAGAAGAGAAAGAAGAAGTAAAAGAAAATATATATAGACAATTTAAACATTTAAGTATTACTAAAGACGAGTACAATAAATTAATAGGTGTTTATAGCAGCGAAGCTGTGAATAGTATTTTAGATGCTATTGAAAACTACAAGAATAACAAGAACTACACAAGTCTATATTTAACCGCTAAACAATGGTTAAAAAAAGAAGCTTTAGCTTCTACTAAAAAACAAAAGTCGAATGACCAGCTTTTCTACGAGAATGTAATGAAACAAGTAAACGCTTACAAATGATTTTAAAAAACGGACATAGCACTAATTACCTACTCGACTACAAAGACGGAAAAATTTCGATGGGTCTTGGCATAGGATGCGTTTTAGACGATTACATTAGATTCAAGCGAAAACAATTAAACATTGTTCTTGGACACGACAACGTGGGTAAGTCTTATTTTATGTTGTGGTACTTTCTTTGTTTGGCTGTAAAACACAATTTGAAGTTCGTGTTATGGATGGGTGAAAACTCAAGCGGTCAAGTGATGCGAGACTTAATTCAAATGTATTCGGGGAATAAGTTTAGCGACCTATCAAAAGACGAAATCCTAACCTATAACAAGACTATTGAGCAATGGTTTAAATTTGTCAGTAACGAACAAATGTACACACCTCAAGAGATGCTAAAGATTATTGAAACTCAAGAATGCGACGTTGCTTTTATTGACCCGTTTACTGGATTAAATCGAGGTATGCAACACAGCGACAATTACGAGTTCTTAAACACGACTCGAGACTTTTGCAACCGTACAAATAAGACTTTGTATATTTCAACGCACCCGACAAGCGAAAGCGGACGCACCTCAATGCTTTACCCTCAAGACCACGTTTGGAACGGACACTTAAAACCACCATTGAAAGCTCATATTGAAGGCGGTAAACCGTTTTTAAATCGTTGCGACGATATGCTTGTAATCCACAGACTTGTAAAACACGAATCGATGAAATATTTTACTATGATTGATATTGAGAAAATTAAAGACCGAGATACTGGAGGACAGCAAACCGAATTAAACCAACCGCTTTTATTTGATTATAATTTCGGAAAAGGTTTTACGATAGGTGGCGTAAACCCGTTGCAACAAAAACACGAAATAAAAAGAAATACTAATTTTGATTTACCCTTTTAACTATGAAAATAGCTTGGTTTTCTTGCGGTGTAACTTCCGCAGTCGCTTGTAAATTAGCGCTTGAAATATACGGAACTGAAAACGTAGAACTTTACTATATTGTAATAGATTCAGCACACGAAGACAATAAACGTTTTATTGACGATTGTGAAAAATGGTATGGTAAAAAAATAAACAAAGTTCAATCGGAAAAATACAAAGACCAGTTTGATGTTATCCAAAAAATTAAATACATTAACGGTGTAAACGGTGCGCCTTGTACATTACATTTAAAAAAGAATGTAAGGTATAAAATAGAAAAAGAAATTGAGTTTGACGGTCAAATTTTCGGATTTGAGTTTGAAAAGAAAGAAATTAACAGAGCAATAAGATTTAGCCAACAATACCCACAAGCTAAACCGCATTATCCTTTGATAGATAGAAAAATTACAAAAAGTCAATGCGCTGAAATTTTACTAAAAAACGGAATTAAATTGCCTAAAATGTACGAATTAGGATTCCATAACAATAACTGCATCGGTTGCGTAAAAGGTGGTAAGGGTTACTGGAACCACGTAAGGAAACATTTTCCAAACGAATTTGATAAGATGTCAGAACTTGAACAACAAATTGGTGCAACTTGTATAAAAAATAAATATCTTAAAGACTTAAAACCAAACGAAGGGAAACACGAACCGCCAATAGTCCCAGACTGCGGTACATTTTGCGAAATAGAATTTGCAGATATTTTAGACCCAAACACGGAAAAAGTTCTTGCGGGTTACACTACAATTAAACAACTTAAACTATTTTAAATGGATAAAGAAATAAGAATACAACTTGCCTATATAAACCTAAACTCACTTTGGAATAAATTCGAGTTTCGAAAGCGTCTCGAACCAAAACGAGCGGAAGGTATCGCACAACAGCAAGACGAACTCGAACAGGTTAAAGACGTTTTAAACACGGTGGTAAAAGAAAACCGAGCGTTAAGTAACAAGTTAATGACAATGCAAATAGAGTTGCTTGAAACACAGAAAAAATTAACCGATTATAAAGAAGTATATGACTAGAGAAGAACACGAACTTAAAATACTGGATTATTTTAATAAGAATATTAAACAACAAGAACAAGAATTGTTAAATACTAAATTTTATACAGAATTTGTTAAGATACCTTACCAATTTTATGATTTTAGTAAACCAATAACATTTTCACCTGACCCAGTTGATTTTGCTATTTGGGACGTAAATAAGAAAAAATTTGTCTGTATTGAATACCCTTGGAAAAATAAAAAGGGAAAACTTGTTTATAATAAAATCAATTTATGAAGACTAAAAAATGCCGTTATTGTAAATCCGAGTTTACTCCTTATAATTCACTTCAAAAGAATTGTTTTCACGACCTATGCGTCAAAGAAATGATTAAAGAAAAAGAGTTGAAGAAATGGAAAGCCAAAAAGGCAAAGTTGAAAAAGGACTTAATGACTACTTCAGATTGGCTTAAAATTGCTCAACAGACTTTTAATAAGTTTATAAGGGAAAGAGACAAGGGACAAATGTGTATTTCGTGCGAACAGAAACCGAAGAAAATAAACGCAGGGCATTATTTCAGCGCTGGTGGACACTCAAACTTGAGATTCAACGAAGATAACGTACACCTTCAATGCGAAAAATGCAACCAGTTTTTAAGCGGTAACCTTCTAAATTATCAAATCGGTATCGAAAAAAGAATCGGTGGCGAAAGGTTGCTTAAATTACACGAACTCGCACACATAACAAAGAAATGGACTATCGAAGAACTCCAAGAAATAAACACGGATTATAAGGAAAAGTTAAAAGAATTAAAAAAGTTGTATATTTGACACAATGAACCGATTAATAATTAAACTTTTACGATTAAATTTTCGTCAAAATGATGCACGAAAAAGACAACGTGTTCAAAAAACGAAAAAAATTGAACGTGAATTAAACCCTGACGAATGACAATAGTATATTTAATAGCCTTTGCGTGGTGGTGGTGCGAATTCGAACCTATCCACTATTTTATCGATAACCTTTTCGGACGTTTTAAACCGTCTTTTTATCTTAATTGGATTCACGGCGGTTTGTCTTGCATTAAGTGCGTTGCGTTTTGGAGTGCTTTTGCGTACACAGGAGACGTTTTAACGGCTTGTTTGGTATCTTTACTCACCTTTATATTAAATCTATGTTTACAGAAGCTGAAATAAAGTTTATTGAATTGGTTTGTTCACTTCCTGAAACTACTCGATATTCTAAATCGGTTGCAAAGCAGTTTCAAAAGATAAGAAATAGGGTTTTAAACGGGTCTGAAGACAACTGTATGTGTGGTATGGTTTACCGAAAAATTTATATAAAGGACTTTTTAACGTGGTATGAAAGCATTGCTTGATACGTACCTACAATGTAATTACAAAGAGGTCGAAAAATACACGTCCTATTTTATTAAACGCTCCAAACTTAAACTTTCAGTTCAAACGGTAATATCAAACGCTTACCTTCGTTACTTAAATATAAACCCTGACGTTAAACACGACTACGAAGCGAAAGGGTATTTATTTCACTTAATCAAAACGGAGATTATTTGGAGAGATACCGAAAGCAAAAAGGAACTAACTAACGCGATAGACGACTATTTGCAAAAGGAAGAACCTGACGACTTTCTAATCAAACTCGAACACGAATTTAAACTCCAAAATCAAAGGGTTGCAATAGAGATTTACAGAAACACCCAAAAAGACCGAGTAAAAAAGATATTTTTTGAGACCTATTTCGACAAAGGTTACAATACCGTGCGGTCAATAGCAAAGCATTTTAATATTTCGGAGTTCAGTAGTCACGGTTTAATTACCGAGATGAAACAAGACATTCGACAAATCTTAGAAAAACACGAATTAAATTAAATCTATTATAAACTATGAAAGACTTTATAAGCTTAATAACCTTAATTAGTACGGTAGGCTTCGCAGTTGGTTTATTCAACGATTCAGATTTGACGAATAAATTTGGAGCTGTGGCTTTAATTTCTTACATTACTTACTTATTTTTAAACGAATGGCACAAAATGAACAAATAAAAGCGGAGTACAAAGGTTGTGTTGTTAGTTTAACTGACCCAATACTAGGAGTTCGAACAATCGAAGTTGACCGCATTAAACCCGAGCAGATTCCACAGTTAAAGAAATACGGCTTTAGTTTTATATTTGAGGTAATACAAGAACCGCAACCAGTTGAAGAAGTTAAGCCAAATAAACCAAGAAAAAAACGAATCAATGGAAAAAAATAGATTCTTTATAATAGACGTAGGTGAAAAGATGTTATCGATTGCTGAAACAATAGAGGATGCAATGAAGAAAAACGAATACCACTACGTAAGTTATTTAACAAGCCAAGACCATTATTTAGCAGTCGAAGAAATAAA